GACGCGGCGGTTGAGCACGCTGGCCGGCAGCATCTTGGCCTCGGTCATGAAGCGCATCACCCACTGATTGGCCACGGACTCGGCCAGCGGGCCGTGGGCCTCGCCGCGCGGCGGCACCCAGCCGGCAGAACGCTCTTGTGTCAGGCCGCATGCAGCGAACGGGGACTTTGCCAGCGCTGCCTCGATGGCCTGGAAGTCGGGCACCCAGGAGGAGGCAATGCGATAGATGGTGAGGTTGGTGAACATAGGGATTCAGAGAGATTTGGGGTTCTTGGGGAGGGAGCCGAAATAGAAGGCGTCGTCATCCGTCCATGCGTCGTACCGGAGCAGTGCCGAGTGAGCGGCTGTGGCGACGGCGAGCTTGGGGTTGGTGAGCTTGGCGTTGTTGACGACGATCTCCAGCAGCTTCACGTAGCCCCGCGTTTTCATGATTCCCCAGGAGGGATAGTCGGGGGGCATGCGGTGGGTCATCTCGGCCGCGCAGCGCTCCAGCGCGTTGGCGGCCTCTATGTGGTGGCTCTTTGCAAGTGCGCGCGCTGCGCCTGCTGCGAGGCTCAACTGCTTGGCCTGTAGGCGCATGCCGTGGGCGTCCACTGCAAGCTCGCAGGTCTTGGCCTCCTTGCGTAGCGCGGCAGCCTCGGCGCTGAGCTGCTTCACTGTCGCCCGCGCCTGCAACTCGGCGGCGTAGATCTCGGCTGGCGTGCTCATGGGGACTCCTTTAGGCAATCGACCACTGCTCCAGACCATTCGGCGTGCATGCCGGGGCAGGCCCAGGCCGATGCCGCTGCGCGCTTCAGGTCCGCCGCGCTGGCGCTGGGCTCCTGGGCTGCGTCTGCCGAACTGCAGGCGCTGCACGACACGACGACAACCGCCAGCAGCAGGGCAAGCAGCCAGCGGCCTGACAGGCTCTGCTCTTCAGCGATCGGTCCCGGGGACTCGCGCAGGTATCGCGCATCGGGGTCCGGGTTGAATGGTTCGGTGGGGGTGACGCGCTGCATGTGAGCCTCCGATGGAGTCAGCCCTTCTGGCTGAAGTACTGTTTGATGGCGGCGATCTGGCCGGCAGCGGCGGCAAAGGACTCTGCCTCGGTGAAGCCTTCGAACATGCAATCAGCAGCTTCCTCTGCCGCGTCCTCATCTACCCCACGCACCGCGAGGAATACATGGCTCGGCGCGATGCCTTCCACTGCGGGATCAAACTTGATCTCGATACCTGGGGTGTCGTCTTCGTCGCTGCTTCGCTGGACGAGCACCTGGCCGATTTCCGGGTGAACAAACAGCTTGGCGAACGGTTTGGGTTGCTGCATGCGGATCTCCTGGGGATGTGGCCCGTGGGGCCTGGGCATGAAAAAACCGCCTCAGTGGGCGGTCATGGATCGTCAGTCGTCGTATTGCTCGCTGGCGGCGGACTTGACGTCGTGCTCATGCATGTCGATTTCCAGGGTGGTACGACCGACATACAGAGCGAGCAGGATGGCCTCAAATTCGCCGACAGCGTTTGGCAGGCTCATCGGGGTCACCGCCTTGTCATTCAGCGTGAGCGAATAGACTTGACCTTCCCTGGTGAAGGCGAGCCGCATGGAGGCAGAGTGCTTTCCGCGGGTGGATTCTTCGCCGTCCAAATAAAGCCATCCGCCACCGCCGCTGTACTCGCTCATTTCGAGTTCGGCATAGAAGGCTTCGTGGGATTCCTTGAGGAATCCGCTGCGCGCCTGCTGCAGCAAAACCGAGAGCTTGATGCGTGCGGGAAGATCTGGCATGAAGCTGCCCACTGCAGACGTGATGGCCGTCTGCACGGCTTTCGCGTTTTCCCCCTGCACCGCGCTGGAAACTGCTGCATTGAGCACCTGCTGAAACTTGGCAACGTCATCAATCCGCAGGCCATGCGGCATGGCTTCGCTGAGTTGCTCCTTCATGGCTTCGCGGAACTTGCTGCGATAGCCTGTGGCATCGCCGATTGCATCCTTGACCGCCTCCGCGATGGCCTTGTCTACGATGGGTTGGATGCGCTCGGCGCTGACGGCCTGGGCGACGATTGCGGACAGGTCCAATTCGATCTTGATTTCCATGACTGATCTCCGGTTGTGGCCGCGTCGGGCCGAAAGAAAAACGCCCGCGAGGTGCGGGCGAGACGTGAACAAAGGCCGGCGCCGCATGGCGGCGTGCGAGGGAGAGATGGCGTGGTGGTGAAGGCCCTGGCCCGGCGTAAAACTAGAATGGGCCATCACCTATGGAGATGGCGATGGCACATGAAGAATCTGGCGTGGTTGTTGCCATGTCTATGGTCTTGACCGCGATCGTCAAGGCGCTGCCACCGGACGTTGCCAAGCAAGCTGCCCGTGAGCTGCGTGCAGCGAGGCTGGACGCCCGTGCGCGCGCAAAGGAGGACGGCACGCCTGCTGAGACTGCTCAGGCCTGCGACAAGCTGTCGGGCATGTATCTCGATGCACTGAAGCAGGTTGCGGCCGGCTCGGCGCAGCTGGTGGGCGGAAAGCGCAAGAAGTAGGTTGATGGCTGCCGATGAGCCCCGGCTTTCCCTCTGACGGTTTGGCGGACTCTCACCGCTTGCAGGAGGGCGACTGCCTGTCACGATTTGCCATCAAGAAAAAGAGCGGATCACCCGGTTTGCAGTCTGTCGGTGGAGGCATGTCGGATTGCCTTGATCCACGCCCGGTTGCAGTTTTTCAGTGCCGCGCTCTTTCTTGATGGTCCTGGCCTTTTGCGTCGCCAGGGCGGACGAGTGTCCAGAAGCTGTGAAGTGGTGCTGTTACATGGCGTCCTCACTGGAAGTTCCCTGCGCGTTCTGGCGGCGCAGGTTTCGCCGGGCCTGGTGGCCAAACCAAGGGGCTCTGCTGGCGCAATTTGGTGGAATTCCACCAAATAAGAGCGGAGGCTGAGCCCCTTGGTTTGCCCCGATGACGCTCGGGGCCGCGCCGGTTTCCCGGTCATGCTGTGGCTTCACTGATTGCGTTGAGGGGTCGCCGCTCCCAAGTACCCGGTGCCTGATGGCTCCATGCCCGGTAACTCGCCTTTCGCATGTCCGCGAGACTGCGCGGCCAGGTGGTGGCCGGGTCTGCCGGCCTATCAATCTCGCATGTGTTCTCCTTCGCAGCGCGGGGCTGCCCAGGTTGTGCCGTCTTGCTTGTCTTGGTGACGGCGGGATACCTCAAGATGATTTCGCCGGCATCTCCCGGCAGTGCTTTTGTCTCACGCGGGGCTACTCGGCCGCGTGCCTCCTGCCCGTAGGCCTTCGGCTTGCCCTTGGCTGCGTAACGCAGGATGGGGGACGGGGTTACCCGCGCCGGACGCTGGATGCCCTGCGCCGGCTATTGCTTGCTCTCTGAGGTTTTTAAGGATCCTGAGGGGAGGGGCTCGGTCCGATCACTTGGCCCAGCGCAACCTGTTTGTTGTGCGCTGGGTGGACTTTAGCAGATGCTATGAGATGTGCAAGAGATAATTTGAGCAAGTGCTATAGATTGCGGGGATGCAAAGCATGACCACACAACACACAGACGAAAAAAATCCCGCTCAAGGCGGGCTTGTGTGTGCCTGGATGTCGAGCCTAATCGCGGCCCAGTTCGGCCAGCGTTTCCTGCAGCGTCTTGATGAGCCGCTCAACATCCTCTGGCGGCATCTCTACCCAGGTCGTCGTGACGGGTAGGCCTGCTGATGTCTTGGCTGTGTGCTTGAGCCCGATGAACGTCTTGCCGCCCTCGGCGCGCGTGCGGACGCCGGTGAACTGGAGGATGGGTGCGGGTGTCATGCCCCATGGTGGCATGAAAAAGCCCGCACTTGGCGGGCTCGACTGATCTTGTTGTTGCCAACTAGGTGGCGGTGATGGCGTCGATTGCCTTGCCAGTGCTGAAGTGGACCCTTGTGCCATCCTTCCTGACCACGAAGAAGCACTTCGAGTTGAACTGAATTCGGCCGATCTCGTCGTCATGGTCCTTGATGAAGTGATCGACGCCGCCGCCTGTCTTTGCACCGTGCCATTCCGGCGACACGTTATCGTAGGCAGTAACCAGCGAGAGCAAGTCGCTATGATCCTCTGCCGCCTCCACGCGCTGGCCCACCGCATGCCGCTTCAGCATCGCGGAAAAATGATCCTTAGCATCACCCTTTTTGGTCCATCCGCGTCCGTTACTGAGCGCTACTGGTTTGCCTCTTGGCATAAGTCCTCCGCTTAAGTTTAGGAAAGCAAGCTGCCGCCACGAAGTCGCGGCATGCTGGGGTTGGCAACAAGTGCCTGGATCTGTGTACGGGCTAGCGTGTTGAGTGTGATCAAGCGCTGGCGTTGATCGACCTTCATCTCGATCATCAAGGCGTTCTGGCTTTCGAGACTGGAGAGGACCACAAGCTGCTCAATGGTCGCTTGGTCGCGGATGTTGCCTTTGGCCCCGGGATTTTGTCGCTTCCACTCTGCAGCGGTCATCCCGAACAAGGCTTTGTTGAGGAGGTCTGCCTCGGTCGCGTAAACAAAACCAGCTTCCTTGCTCGTCAGCTCGTCGGGGATAAGATGCTTCTGGACAGCATCTGTATGGACTCGATACTGAACCTTTGTGAGCGCACGCTTCACATCCCAGTCGAGGCCACGCTCCGCTTCAGACCGCTTGAACCGCTGGAACTCTGTGATGAGGTAGAGCTTGAACTCAGGGCTCAGCCAAGAGCCAAACTCGAAGGCAATGTCTCGGTGAGCAAATGTACCGCCGTAGCGACCCGCCTTGGCCACCAACCCCACGCCGCCCACGTCCTCCGTCCACTTCTTAACTGAGAGTCGGAACCTGTTCGTTCCAGCCTCCAGTCTTATTCCGTCGAATTCGGCAGAATTAAAACTCGGGTTGTTGATCCGTTCCCAAACACCCAGGAACTCGATCGTGTCCTTGTTGCGAAGCCACGCATCGATCAGCGTCGATCCGCCGTCGAACTTGGCCACCATGTCGGTCAGGCTGATGTAGTCTTCATCGCCTCGGGTCGTCAGGCTAATCTCTACACCTTGCACGGTGAGGCTCTTGCTGCCAGTTGCCACTGCTACTCCTTAAGGTAGGTTGTGTTTTTGGGGTCAGCCCTGATGCAGGGTCCACCATGCCTTCACGCGGCCAGCGACATTGATGCTATCTGCAGCTGTTCGCAGGTCGATGCGCTCCTCGTCTGGAAACTCTTCTGCGTTATCACTGCGGAGCACAAGGGTTCCTGTGGAGTGAATGAGCGCGCGCTTGAGCAGCAGGCGATCGCATACATCCAGCACGTAGATGCCAGGCACATCGATGGACTTCTGCCCCATGTCCACGAAAACCAGGTCGTGGTCGTTGATCGTGGGCAGCATGCTTTGCCCGCACCCCGTGAGGATCTTGATGCGGTCGTAGTTCGTGCTTCCGACCTTCTGGCGCACCCAGCTCTCCAGCACATCGAGGTGCCGAATGATCTGGACAGGCTCGCTCAGGCCTCGCCCAGGACCCATGGACGGGGTTGGGGATAGGTGCTGTAGGCGCACGTAGCCTGGCGGGATTTCGTCTCGGTCACGCGCGGGCATGCTGACCGGCGCCGGAGTGTTCTCAGGTTCGGCAGTGAACCATCCGGCATAGCCGGGGAGTGCTTCAAGCTTTTCCACGAAATCCTCCTTGATCGGCCGATGGCGACTCTTCATCTGGCCGATGAAGGATCCGTTGGTGTAACCGAGCAGGCGCGCCAGCGCTGTGTCGCTTCCGGCTTTCTTGGAGGCGGCCAAGAGCCGCTGGATCCTGAATTCCTGCGTGTCGTTCGTCATGTCTCGAAGATAGCAATTGCGAAAATAGCGAGCGCTAACGATTTGTTTGCCTATGCTTTAGCGTGTGCTATAGAATGGGGCATGCCTATACCAACCCTCACGCCAGAAGACGCCCGCGAGCTTGCGGAGCGGTCGGAGACAACGCCCGCCTATCTTTATCAAGTCCTCACGGGGAGGAGGAAGGCAAACCCGGCGCTCGCGCGGCGGATCAATGCGGCGGATCCCCGGATTCTTTTGTCAGATCTGCGCCCCGACGATTGGCAGGTCATCTGGCCTGAGCTGGCGCAGCCCACCCCCCAGACCCAGGAGGCCACCCATGGCTGAGCAGCGATACCGCTTTGGCGGCCCCATTCCTGAGTCTGTGCAGACGCTGCGCGAGCGCCGCAGGTATCGCGACTCGTCGCTGTATGCCGGTGTCAAGAGGGCCCGGCGCGAGAAATGGGAAGAGGAGCAGCGGATCAGTCCAGATCCATGGCGCCCCTGCGCGGGTTCGTGCGAGCCAGCTCTTTCTCGACCCGCTGGATGCCCTCCAGCAGCGTGAAGTACCCCTCCTCGAACGCGCTGGCGATGACGCCCCGATCGAACTCCGAATGCTCTCGCTCGACCTTCGAGAGGATTGCAACGGCCAGTGTGGCCGCCGGCCCGATCAGTTCCTTTTCGATTTTCATGTCCGCCCTCCTTGGCGCTGGTTGTGTAGGAACTTCCAGCATAGCCCAGGGTGTGGCGGGCACCTCTCTCACTCGTTGTTTTGGTTTTCATGCAGCGAGTTTCCTGTTCAGCGGCCAAGCCCGCAACGTCCACTTACACCTTGGAGCAGACAAATGATGTGGCTCGACGCACTGCGTACGGCAGTGAACCAATACCCAGGCGGCCGCACCGCGATTGCCGCGCGTCTCAACAAGTCCGATGAGGTCCTGCGCAAGGAGCTGGCGGGCACGTCCAGCACGCACAAGCTGGGCCTTTCGGACAGCCAGCAGATCGCCGAGATGCTGGCAGAGCAGGGCGTGGACTGCTCGGGCTTCCGTGTGGCTGTGGATGCGGCCTGCATGGGCGTGGACCAGTTCCGCGCTGCTTGCCTGCACATGCTGGCCGCCGATGGCTCCCGCGAGATTGCAGACGTGGTGACCGAGATCGCCTCGTCGCTGGCCGACCTGCACATGTCCGACAACGACCTGCGCCGCTGCTCGAAAGAGATCTTCGACGTGATCGGCAAGATGACTCTGCTGCTGGCCGCTGTGAACGCTCGCCACGCGGCGGACAACGCAAGGAGCCAGGTATGAGCAAGCGACTCCCCTGGCTCCGCCTGTACACGCGGATGGTCGATGACGACAAGCTCAAGCTGCTGGCCTTCGAGGACCGTTGGCACTTCGTGGCGCTGCTGTGCTTGAAGGGCGAGGGCCTGCTCGACAAGGCCGACACCCCGAGTCTGCTGATGCGCAAGGTTGCCGTGAAGCTGGGCCTGGACGTGCGCAGCCTGGAAGAGGTGGCCCGCCGCCTGGCCGAAGTGGGCCTGATCGAGCAGGAAACGCTGCAGCCGGTGAAGTGGGCAGTGCTGCAGATGCAGAGCGACGTGGACACCACGGCTGCCGTTCGCAAGCAACGCCAGCGCGAACGCCAAAAGGCCTCGAAAGCCGCGTCAGGCAACGATGTCACGCAAGGTCACGAAGACGGTACGGATGCGTCACGCGTGACAGGTACGAATGTCACGCGTACAGATACAGATACAGATACAGATAAAGAAGAAGAGACATTTAAAGAACTAGAACCTGTTGGTCCGCGTTACGCCGAAACTTCGCCTCCGGCTCAGCCTGCCAAGCCCGAACCCGATGCAAAGCCTTCGGCCACGGGCACTCGCCTGCCAAGCGACTGGATGCTGCCGAAGAGCTGGGGTACCTGGGCCATCGAAGAGCGGCCTGAGATGACGGCAGAGGAGGTGCGCCGCCAGGCGGCCATGTTCGCCGACCACTTCCACGCCGCTGCTGGCAAGGACGGCCGCAAGGTCGATTGGAAGGCGACGTGGCGCAACTGGATCCGCCGCGCCAACCTGCCGCGCGCCGGTCGGCCTGCCGCTGGCGCCGGTCGGCCTGCCGCTGGCGCTGGCGCCCCGCTGAACAAGCAGGAGGCCCTGGAGCAGCGCAACCGCAATGTGGGCGCGGCCTGGGCGGCGCAGGGACAGGGAGGCAGCCATGCAGCAGCATGAACAAGGCCAGTTCGCCGACCTCCTGACCGACGTGATGGCGTACTACGGCAAAGACGTCTCCAAGTTCCTGCTGGACGTGTGGTGGGACGCATGCAAGTCGTTCGACATGCAGCAGGTTTCCCAGGCGCTGCAGCGACACGCATGCGACCCGGAGCGCGGCCAGTTTGCGCCGAAGGTGGCGGACGTTGCTCGCGTCCTGTCGGGGACATCCACAGATCGTGCGGCCATCGCCTGGGGCAAGGTGCACGAAGCCATGAGCGCTGTCGGCGCCTACACCGATGTCGTGTTCGATGACCCGGCGATCCATGCCGTAGTCGAAGACCTGGGCGGCTGGCCCAAGATCTGCCGGATGGACATGAAAGAGCTGTCCTACCTGCAGCACCGCTTTCAGGAATCGCACCGCGCGTACACCGAGCGCGGCCAGTACGAGTACCCGCGCCGCCTGATGGGCGACCGCTCGCCAGACCACGAATACACCCGCAATGGCCTGCCACTGCCGCGCCCCGCGTTGGTTGGCAACCGTGACCGCGCCGTGGCCGTGCTCAAGAACGGCAGCGCAGCGGGCAAGACCAACATCACCATGCTGGCGCATCACGCCATGCACCTGCTGGCGAACTCCAGTGTGGGCCAGGAAGCGAGGCGCGCATGAGGACGCTCGAAGAAATCAAAGGTCGCTGCCACATCGGCATCGGTGGTTGCTGGCTGTGGAAGGGATCTCTGCGTCACGACGGCCGCGCCAATATCTACGCACCGGACTACACCCGTGGACCCGACGTCATGACGACGCAGAACGGGCCCCGTGCGGTCTGGCATTGCAAGACGGGGAAGCCTATCCCAGCTGGTTGGCGTGCGTATGGCACCTGCGAAAACAAGGCCTGCTGCAACCCGGCGCATGTGGCCTGTTCGCCCTGCGCTGAATTTGGTGGCTGGATCAGCCAGACCGGCCGCCTGAAGGATGTGCCGAGGCGCATCTTGGCAAACCGGCTGGGCGGTCGCAAGCGCGCGAAGCTGACCCCGGAGGTGATCGCGCACATCCTCGCGAGCGAGAAGAGCGGCGTGCAACTGGCCGCCGAACTGGGTTTGAGCCGGGAGACGGTGAGCAAGGCGCGCAATGGCCGCTCGGTCGCATATCAGGCCGCAGGGCCAATGTTTGCCGGCCTGGTCCGGTTCGAACCACAGAGGAGGGGTGCATGAGCGCACTCGACACGCAAGCCGGTGGCGACCACTACAAGGGCTGCGCCATCCAGCCGATCCAGTACATCCACGCGAACGACCTCGACTTTTTCCAGGGGAACATCGTGAAGTACGTGACCCGGCACAAGTCCAAGGGCGGCGCCCAGGACCTGCAGAAGGTCATCCACTACGCGCAGCTGGCGCTGGAACTGCAGTACGGGGTTAAGCCCGCCGACGAGTTGGGCGACATGGTGCAGGCCGGCAAGGGAGTGACTGCATCGTGAAGATTGAACTCCCATGGCCCCCGAAGGAGCTGAGCCCGAATGCTCGCCTGCACTGGGCGAGCCTGGCCAAGGCCAAGAAGCAATACCGCCACGCGTGCGCCTATGCCGCCGTGCAGCAGGGCGTGCGCCGCATCCAGGCCCAGAAGCTGCACCTTGCCCTGACGTTCCACGCACCGACCCGCCGCGCCTACGACCTGGACAACGCTCTGGCGCGCATGAAGGCCGGCCTGGACGGGCTGGCTGACGTGCTGGGCGTGGACGACAAGCACTGGAGCCTGAGCATCGCCCGGGGCGAGACGCCTGGTGGCCGTGTCGTGGTGGAGGTGTCCCCATGCTGAACAAGCTGAACGACCGCGAGCGCGAGCACCTGTCCGCAGTGAAAGAGCTTCCGTGCAGCGTGTGCGATGCCACGGGCCCGAGCGAGGCGCACCACGTCAAGCAGCACCGCCAGTACGTGTGCATTGCGCTGTGCGAGAGCTGCCACCGAGGCCCGCTGCTGGGCCTGCACGGCCAGCGTCGCATGTGGGCCGTCAAGAAGATGGACGAAATGGATGCGCTGAACGTGACCGTGCAGCGCTTGATGGGCAATTGAGGAGATCACGATGAGCGAAGCACCAACGACGCAAGAGCGGTACAGCACCGCAACACACTCCAACTCCCTCTGCGTGGATGCGCGCACGACGGGGGATGTGGACTACCTCATCGCCGCCGCGTGGGGGGGCCAGCAGTTCGGCGCCGCGCTGATGCGCCTGCAGGCCGAATTTGATGGCGCTGGTCGCCGGCTGCCGAAGAAGCCCTCGCGCAGCGATGTGTTCCATGCCGCTCGCGTCTCGATGGGGAAGGGCATAACCAAGGTGACGGCCAGCAGCACGAAGGCGGCCAAGGACAGGCTGAAGGCCGGCTATGACAGCGAGATGCGAATGCTGGTCCAGCCGCTCAAGTCGCTGCGCAGCGTGCGCCGTCACCTGGCCATCAAGCTGCTGCTGGACGGCATGCCCGACAGCGCGGTCGATCAGATCATCTTGCAATGGCTTTCCCCGAAGTGCCCGCTGTGCTGCGGCCGTGGGCTGATGCTCCAGCGCTGGAGCGACACGGAGCTTTCGGGCGACAAGTGCATGGCCTGCGCTGGAAAGGGGGAGCTGCCGCCGCCAGAGGGCGCCGTTGGCGCGAAGGCGATGCGGTACATGGACAGCTGCATGCAGGACGCAGGAGGCCGGATTTGCGGAAAAACGCACAGCAGCCATTGACGGTCTGAAAACTGTTGTTAGAATTGCGACTGCCGGTTCGCATGAGAAGGTCTGCATACCGGCGTCACCGTCCAGCACTCCGATGACTGCCCGTAGCGGCTTCGGTGAGCAAGAGATGGAAAGACACGTCCAAAGCCCGCACGGTTTGCGCCTTGCGGGCTTTTCTGTTTCCGCCTTGAGCCAGTCAGGGTGCGCGCTGCAATCCGAGCGCGCGGGTTCTCTGCCGTGAGCTGCCACGGTGCTGGTTGCGAAGCGAACGGCATTCCCCTGTGGCATTGGCCATAAGTCCGAAGGGGCGACCTACACATGCGGCCTTGGCCTATCGGTCGGGCATCAGCCTTCCAAGCTGAGGAGCCGGGTTCGATTCCCGGAGGCCGCTCCATTTCGACGGAGAGCAGAAAGCTGATCTGCAGGCGGCCCGAAAAGGGACTTCGACAAGCCTGCTCAGGGGCACGCGCCCCGATAGTGCGCCGGGTAGCGCCGGCATCCGTCACCAATCCGCCGCCACCAGGTGCGCCCGGCAAAGCATGCATTGCGCATGGGGTGCAAAGCCTGCGTGGCGGCTCCTGTTCCACCATCAAGGAGATCCACATGTCCCAGACTGAACAAGATGAAGGCGTTGTTTACCGCCATCTCGAAGATGACGTAGAGCGAATCATCCCGGCTCGGCCTCAAGTGCTGGCGCCTGACTTGGGCCAGAAGGTGGAGATCCTCCACGATGGTGTCCACCGTCTGATCTTCGTGAACGGCCACCGCCTCGGCCAGGTGCTGAAGCTCGAAACACCGCGCGACGGTGGAATGCTGGCCGGCGTCGTGGATCTCCGCTTCGTGGCTTCCGAGATCGTGGAGCGCAAGGTGAGCCGCGATGAGTTCAACGCCCTCAAGTCCGAGGGCGTGGCGAGGAGCTGAGGCGCCGCCATGGGACAGCGACCGCGCATCAGCGCACTGCCGCTGCGGATCCAGAAGTCCGATTCCCGCAAGCTGCAGCAGGCTCCACGGCTGGGGGCTACAGGCAGAGCCCGGGGCCGTTCCAGGCAGGAGGCCCGGCTGCGCATCTGGTTGAGGGACGGCCCGCACTGCGCCTGCTGCGGGGAGCTGATCGACATCACGCCCGGCACGTCCCGGCCCTTCGAGCTGGATCACATCGTCCCGCTGTGGCAAGGCGGCGAAGACACCGACGAGAACCGGCAGTGCCTGTGTGTCAGCTACGACGCCGAGGGCAACAAGCGAGGCTGCCACGTCGAGAAGACTGCGCGCGAGGCGGCGGGTCGGTCGAAAGCTGATCGCCGCCCCTGAGCCTGTCTGACGCGGCCCAGGGGCATCGCCGGGGCGGTCAAGGGGAGGGGTGGGGTCAAAGGCTAGGAGCCTCGGCCCTGGATACCGCCCTGTTCCGCACGCGCACAAAAAAGCCCCCTGTTTGATTGTTTCGGGGCAGTCGGCCACATGAGGTATCGGCTGCAACCCATTGCAATCACAGGGAAATTCGGACCTTTGAATTCTGGGGAATCGCGGAAATCAAAGAAATCAAAGAATCAAAGAGGTGAGCCATGGCAAGAGGGGGCTCTCGGCCCGGTGCTGGCCGCCCAAAGAAGACGCCGCCAGCCGCACCGACAGCAGACGCTCAGGCGCCTGAGCCCAGGAAGTACAAGCGGCGCGCGGCGCCCAGCGTGGACGCCGAAGGCTTCAAGCCAGAGGATGCGCCGCCGACCTGGCCTTTTGGCAAGGAGCGGCCAGCGCCGCCTGAACCTGAGCCGGATCTCTCTGGCCTCATGCCGCTGGATTACCTGCTGGGGGTGATGCGCAACCCTGATCTGCCGGCACCGCTGCGCATGCAGGCCGCCACGCTGGCAGCGCAGTACTGCCATCCCAAGCCGGCGCCCAAGAGCGCCAAGCAGGAAGCCGAGGCCGAGCGCCAAAAGAACCGTTCGTCGCGCTTCGGCCGCCGCCAGCCGCCCACGCTGACGGCAGTGCAGGGCGGCAAGTCATAGCCGGTTTCCGGCGTCAACGCCGGAGATCTCTATGGAATGGACCACTGCGTGCCCCGACTGGGAGCGCCGCATCGTTGCGGGCGAAAGCCTGATCGTTTCGCCGCCGCTGTTCCCGGATGTTGCCGACGAGGCCTGGGCGATCTGCAGCAGCCTGATCCTGACGGATGTCACGGGCCATCCGACCATCGGACAGGTGGCCAGGCCCTGGCTGCGTGACCTGGTGCGGACTATCTTCGGGTCAGAGAGCCCAGAGGGGCGGCGGCTGATCAATGAGTACTTCTTCATGGTCAGCAAGAAGAACGCCAAGAGCACCATTGCCGCCGGCATCATGCTGACGGCCCTGCTCATGAACTGGCGAGACTTGGCCGAGTTGCTGATCCTCAGCCCCACGAAGGAAGTGGCCGACAACAGCTACAAGCCAATCAGCGCCTTCATCAAGGCGGACGAAGAGCTTTCGGACCTGATCAAGGTGCAGGACTACCACCGCCTGGTCACCCACAAGGACACAGGAGCCTTCCTGAAGGTCGTCGCTGCTGATGAAGCCACGGTGACCGGCAAGAAGGCCAGCTTTGTTTTCGTGGACGAGCTGCACGAGTTCGGCAAGAAGGGTCGTGCCTCAAACATGCTGCTGGAGGCAACGGGCGGCCTGGCATCCCGGCCTGAGGGCTTCGTGATCTACGCGACCACGCAGTCGGAGGAACCGCCAGCGGGGGTGTTCAAGGACAAGCTGGCCTATGCCCGCAAAGTCCGCGACGGCGAAAAGGTGGACCGCAAGTTCCTGCCGGTCATCTACGAATTTCCGCGCCACATGCTGGAGGCGGGCGCGCACAAGGATCTTGCCAATGCCCATGTGACGAATCCCAATTGGGGCGCGTCCGTGGACATCGAGCGGATCACGCAGTTGCACGGCGAGGCCGAGGAAAAGGGTGAGCAGGGACTTAAGGAGTTCTGGGCCAAGCACCTCAACGTCGAGATCGGGCTCAACCTGCGCTCCGACCGCTGGGCTGGCGCTGACTTCTGGGAGGCTGCGGCCATCCCCGTGTTTTCGCTGGAGGAGCTGCTGGAGCGCAGCGAAGTGGTAGAGGTCGGGATCGATGGCGGCGGCTTGGACGACTTGCTCGGCCTGGCGGTTATCGGCCGCGAGGCGGAAACCGGGAAATGGCTTTCTTGGGGCCGTGGCTGGATCCATCAGATCGCACTGGAACGACGCAAGTCCGAGGAATCCAAGTACCGCGACTTCATCAAGGCCGGCGACCTAGTGCTGGTGGATCGGGTCGGCCAGGACGTGGAAGAGGTGGTCCAGATCGTGGAGCAGATCGTGGATACGGGCCTGCTCGACAAGGTGGGCGTAGACCGCCTGGGCCTGGGCGCTATCTATGACGCCCTGGTCGGCACCGATGACGAGCCGGGGCCGGTCGAGGCCGCCCAGGTGGTGGGCATTCCGCAGGGCTACCAGCTCAACGGCGCGATCAAGACGGCTGAGCGCCACGTCGCTGCCAAGAAGCTGGTGCACGGCGGCAGCGCCCTCATGGCTTGGTGCGTGGGCAACGCAAAGACGGTGATGCAAGGCAATGCCGTGACCATCACCAAGCAGGCCAGCGGCGTCGGCAAGATCGATCTGCTGATGGCCCTTTTCGATGCCGTGTATCTCATGGCCCTGAACCCGGAGGCGAAGGCCGGCCCGGCGATTTACTCACTGGAGCTGGGATGACACAGACTTTCAACATGACCACGCACCAACACGGCAGCCGCGTGCTGTCCGGCTGGATCGCGGGCCGCGCGGGTGCGGCAGAGCGCGCCGGCCTGCTGGCGCTGGGCGAAAACGAGGTAACCAGCAGCGGAACGTCCATGGGCGAACTGGCGAACCTGCTGGGCGCATCGAGCCGCTCGGCGGCCGGTGTGCGTGTGACCAAGGAAACGGCCATGCGCGTGTCGGTGGTCTATGCCGCCGTCTCGCTGGTCGCGGGCGCCATCGCCTCGCTGCCCATCTCGATCTACGAGCGAGACACGCGCGAGAAGGTGGACCACGATTATTGGTACTTGCTCAACGAGAACGCGGGCGGCGTCTGGTCCGCCTTCACGTTCTGGGAGTACCTGATGAGCGCCAAGCTCTTCGAGGGGGACGGCTTCGCCGAGCTGGTGCGCTCCAGCGTGCGCAGCTCCAAGATCATCGCGCTCAAGCCGCACCATCCGCTGAGCGTGGACCCGTTCAAGAAGGGCGACAAGGTGCTGTACCGCATCAATCCCTCGGACGGCGGGCCGGCATACACGCTGGACAGCGCGGACATGCTGCACGTCCCGAGCCTGGGTTTCGACGGCCTGCGCAGCCCCAGTGCGATCACCTTCGCAGGGCGCGAGGCCATCGGCGCGGCAATTGCCGCCCAGGAGCACACAAGCCGGTTTTTCGCCAGCGGCGCGAACATCGACTACGCGCTCAAGGCGCCTGGTCGGCTCTCCGACAAGCAGCTGGGCGACCTCAAGGCCTCGCTGCTGGCGCGGGCGATGAACGGTGGCCGGGGGCCGCTGATCCTCTCGGGTGGCCTGGAGCCGGCGCAGCTGTCCATCAACAGCAAGGATGCCGAGATCCTGGCCACCCGCCTGTTCAACGTGGAGGAGATCTCCCGGATCCTGGGCGTGCCGCCGCACATGATCGGCCACACGGACAAGCAGACCAGTTTCGGCACGGGCATCGAGCAGCAGGGCATCGGCTTCGTGCGCTACACGCTGCAGCGCCACCTGACGCCGATCAAGCAGGAGCTGAACCGCAAGTTCTGGCCCGTGCGCGAGAAGCTGTTTCTGGAGCACATGGTCGAGGCCCTGGAGCGGGCCGACCTGAAGACCCGGTACGAGGCCTACCGCATTGCGATGGGCCGGGCCGGAGAGATGCCCTGGATGGACGCCAGCGAGGTGCGCCGCCGCGAGAACCTGCCGCCGAACGCCAGCCTGCTGCGCAACCCCGGCAACCCCGGAAAAGATGACGGGAAGGGAAGCAATGAAAAACCGACTCAGTAAGCTGTACGCGGACAACCGCCGCGCCAGTGCCCGCAAGTTCGAGGTGGTGGCCAAGGCCGACGACCGCGAGGCCGAGATCTACCTCTACGACCACATCGTGTCCAGCGAGCTGGAGGCCGAATGGTGGGGCGGCATCGCCCCGGGGCCGTTCGTGAAGGCCATCCGTGATCTGGACGTGGACACCATCCATCTGCGCATCAACAGCCCAGGCGGCTCGGTCTTCGCGGCCCGCGCCATGGAGCAGGCCCTGCGCGAGCACGGCGCCAAGGTGATCGTGCACATCGACGGCATCGCGGCCAGTGCAGCGACCTTCATCGCCATGGCGGGCGAGGAGGTGATCATGGCCAAGGGCGCCATGTTCATGATCCACAAGGCATGGACCGGCATGTGGGGCAACGCCAACGACCTGCGCAAGGAGGCCGACCTCCTGGACAAGATCGACGGCACCCTGGCGGAAACCTACGCGTCCAAGACCGGCAAGGAGCTGGCGCAGATCTCCGAATGGATGGCGGAGGAAACCTGGTTCACCGCCGACGAGGCGCTGGAGAACGGTTTCGCCACATCCGTGGCGGCCAGCGACGCCAAGGCGCGCGCAAGCGCCAGGGCCAATGCCAAGGCCTGGAACCTCTCGGCCTACGCCAACGCGCCGCGCGACCCCTGCGACGAGCCCGAGGCCGACCCCGCGCACAAGGCCGAACCTGCCAACGATCAGCAGTTCGCCACCGAAGACCACCGCGCACGCCAGCAGCAGCGTTTGAGCATGCTGGCGCGCCTCTCCCATCAGTAAGCGCCTCGCGCAACTGAGACCGCCGCCCACCGAGGCGGCTTTTTCATGTCCGAACGACCTGCGCGAGCGGTCACAACCCGAAAGAAAGGCTCACCATGAGCAAACTTGCACAACTGCGCGCCCAGCGTGATGCGAAGGCCAAGGCCGCCGCCGAACTGAACGCCAAGACCCCGGCCGACCAGCGCATGCCGTCCGCCGACGCTTCGGCCCTGGACACCATCCTCAACGAGATCGAGGCCATCGACGGCGAGATCGCCCGCGAGAACCGCCTGAACCAGGTGGCCGGCGACGAGCGCGCCGAGCACGAGGCTGCGCTCAACCAAGCCACAGTCCACGGCGGCGGGCGCACCGAAGAATCCCAGGCCCTGCGCGCCATGCTGACCGGCGGCCTGTCCAACCTGTCGCCCGAGCAACGCAATGCCATGGCCTCGCGCCAGAACCCCGACATCCGCGCCGCCATGTCCACCACGACCGGCTCCGAAGGCGGCTACACCGTGGCCACGGAATTCAGCCGCTCGCTGATCGAGGCAATGAAGCAGATGGGCGGCGTCCGCGCCGTGGCCAGTGCGCTCCAGACGGCGACCGGCGCGCAGATGCTGTTCCCCACGGCCGACGCGACGGCGGAGGAGGGTGAAATCGTGGGCCAGAACGCTGCGGTCACGAACGGCGAGACCGCCTTCGGTCAGGCGTCCATGGACGTCTACAAGTACAGCTCCAAGAGCATCGCGCTGCCCTTCGAGCTGCTGCAGGACTCGTTCATCGACATTGAGGCCTACATCAAGTCGCTGCTGGCGCTGCGTCTGGGCCGCATCCAGAACCGCCACCAGACCGTGGGCACTGGCACCGGCCAGCCTCGCGGCATCGTGACGGGCGCCTCCGTCGGCAAGACCGGCGCCACAGGCCAGACCACCAGCGTGACCTATGACGACCTGGTGGACCTGGAGCACTCGGTGGACCCGATCTACCGCTCTCGCGCTGCCTGGATGTTCCATGACGATGTGCTCAAGGTGCTGCGCAAGATCAAGGACACCCAGAACCGCCCGATCTTCGTGCCGGGCTACGAGCAGGGCAACCCTGGCGGCGCTCCCGACCGCCTGCTGGGCCGCGCCATCAACATCAACCAGAACATGGCCCCGATGGCGGCCAATGCCAAGTCGATCCTGTACGGCGACTTCAGCAAGTACCTGATCCGCGACGTGATGGACGTCACCCTGTTCCGCATGACCGACAGCGCATACACGCTCAAGGGCCAGGTGGGCTTTGTGGCGTTCTGCCGTTCGGGCGGCAACCTGCTGGACGTGGGCGGCGCCGTCAAGGCCTACGCCAACTCGGCCACCTGATCGGCCACCGATGAACCCAGGCCCCGGCTACGGCTGGGGCCGCATCTCAAGGAGCCGACATGGCAACGAAACCGAAACCCACTCCCACGGCAGCCGAGGCGCCGGCCGCCGACCAGGCCACTGGCCAGCAGGCCCAGCAGCAGGGCCCCGAAGAGACCACTCAGGCCAGCGAGACCCAGGCCCCGGCTACGGCTGGGGCCGCAGACGGGCAGGGCGCTGGCGCTGGAACCCAGCAGGATCCCGAGCCCCAGGACGTGGCGCTGGTCGCTGTGCGCGTCCTGGCCGCAGTGACCATCGATGGCGTGCGCTTCGCGCCGGACGATGTGATCGAGCGCATGCCCGAGCCTGTGGCCAAGGCCTACGCCGGCAGCGTGGACCCTCACCCCGACGCTGTGGCCTACGCCCGCTCGGTGGGCGCGCCCGTCAAGCCTTTCCCGGGCCAGGCCCATGCAGAGGATTGACCTCGCGCGGGCCAAGCTGCACCTGCGTGTCGATGGTGATGAGGAGGACTCCCTCATCGAAGGCTGGATCGCTGCGGCGTACCTGGCCATCGAGGGGAAGATCTTCGCCAAGCTCTACGAGGACCAGGCTGAAATCCCGGAGGGGGCTGTCGGCGTGGTCATCGATGAGGCCATCCACTCGGCCGCGCAGCTGATCATCGGGCACCTGTACGCCAACCGCGAGGCCGTGGCCCCGGGCCAGGCCGCTGAGATCCCGATGGGTGCCGACTGGCTGCTGCTGCCCTACATCAACACGGCGGGAGGCTTCTGATGCAGGCTGGAACCCTCAAGGACCGCATCCACATCCAGCGCAAGACAGGCGGCGCGGATGACTGGGGCACTCCGCTGCCTGAAGGCTGGGAGAACATCTCCACGGGCCGCATCGCCGCCAGCGTGCTGCACAAGTCTGGCCTGGGCACGATCAAGGCAGACGCTGAGGTGTCCATCGTCCGCGCGAGCATCCGGATTCGGCGCCGCGCTGGCGTGGACGCCGGCATGCGCGTGCTGTTCGATGGCCAGATCTACGAGCTCAAGGCCATGCTGCCCGGCCCAACCCGCGAGTACATCGACCTGGTGTGCGAGCTCACGAAAGGACCGACCCAATGACAAAACCACGGACCCCGCGCACCACGCGGGCGCGGCGCGCTGCCCAGGCGCCGGCCGACGACGGCGGGCCGCGCGCCGTGCTGACCACCAGGCCCGGCACCATCGGTCCTTACGGCTACGACGCTGGCCTGCTGATCGAGGACGTGCCGGCCGAGGTGGCCACCGCCAATGCCAGTTGGATGGACGCGGATCCCGAGCGTGTAGCCGAGGCCCGCGCCGCGCGTGCCGACGCTGTGCCGTTCAAGGGCTGACGGCCATGGCCAGCCGGCGCGATCTGCGCAAGCAGGCCCTGCAGGGGAACAAAACGTTCGGCATTGCTGTGGATCTCGATGGGCTGGACAGCCTGCTGGCTGACCTTGGCGGCGAGGTTGACGCTGCTGTGCGCCCTGTGGCCCAGGCTGCTGCCCAGGTGCTGTACGAACGGGTCAAGATCAATGTGCGGGCGCTCGGCCGCTCCACGGGCAATCTGGAGCGCTCGATCTATCAGGCCTTCAGCCCCGAGAAGTCGGTCGAAGGGCAGCGCGCGGAGTACCACGTCAGCTGGAACCACCGCACTGCGCCCCATGGCCACCTGGTCGAATGGGGCTACCTGCAGCGATACCGCTACTACCGGGGCAACGACGGCCGAGTGCGACCAATGGTGCGGCCCGGCATGGATGGCAAGAAGCCGCCGGGACGGCGCGCCAGCCAGGCGCAGAAGGATGCGTACTACGTGACGTTGCCGACTCCGATTCAGGTGCCTGGCAAGGCGTTCATTCGCAGCGCGGAGAGTTCGCTGGCCGAGGCCCAGAAGGCTGCTGAGGCTGAGCTCTGGCGGCGGCTGTTCGAGAAGGGGGCCTACGGTGGCGCTTGAATCTGATCTCATGGCCGAACTGCTGGCCGAGTGCCCGCGCGTCGTCGTGGGAACCGCGCCCTACGGAACGACCATGCCCTATGTGACCTGGCAGCACATCGGCGGCGACGTGCTGCGCTACACGGACAACGCGCCGGCCGACAAGCGCAAGCCGCTCATCCAGATCAACACCTGGGCCGCCACGCCGCTGCAGGCCTTCGCGCTGATCCAGCGCATCGAGGAGCGGCTCTGTGCCGCTGCCGTGTTCACTGCGCGCCCGCACGGCGACCCCATCGGGGCCTATGACGATGCAGGAGTCGTTTCTGGCTACCTGCAGACCTTTTCCATTCTGGGCGCCAGATAGGCCGCCCGACCTGTTCCGCCGCCCTGGCGGCCTCCCGCCCGCGAGGGCACTCCATCAACCCGCTTCGGCGGGTTTTCTGCTTTTGAAAGGGCCACAACATGGCATCTCTCCCTACCGGCTCGCGCATCGCCGTGGCCACTTCCATCGGCGCCAAGGTGCCCATCACCGCGATCACCAACGCGACCGAGGCGGTCTGCACGGCGGCGGGCCACGGCCTGGCCGTCGGCAACATCGTGATCATCCTGTCCGGCTGGGGCCGCCTCAACGGCCTGGTTTTCCGGGTCAAGGCCGTCCCGACGCCCGACACGTTCACGCTGGAGGGCCGCAAGGCCAACACCAGCAACACCAACCTGTTCACGCCAGGTGGTGGCGCGGGCAGCTTCCAAAAGGCCCTGACCTGGGTTGACGTGGTGCAGATCCTGTCCAACAACACCAGCGGCGGCGACCCCAAGAAGGTCACGTACCGCTACCTCGAATCCGAGAACGAGCAGGAAATCAACGACGGTTTCAGCCCGGTCTCGCGCTCGCTGGAAATCGACGCCGACGCCATCGAGACCCCAGGCTACAACGCGCTCGAAGACCTGTCCGCCAGCGGCGCCGACACCATCCAGCGCCTGACGATGAAGAACGGCGCCACGTCGTATCTGGCCTGCACCGTGGCGCTCAACGATGAAGTGCTGATGCAGGACGGCCAGGTCAACCGCGTCAAAGCCGATTTCTCGGGCAAGGGCCGCTCCACCCGCTACGCCAGCTAAGGCGCCAACCCCATGCACCGACGCAGCCGCTTCGCTCCTTTCAGCGGGGCGGGCGGCTGCGCACGGGCTTTTCTTTTTTCCATCCGCTGAAAGGATCTCTCCATGGCCACTCAATCCAAGACTGCTGTTTCCTCCGTTGCAGACCAAGCCGGCAAGCAGAAGCCTCCCGCATTCATCTTCGGCTCTCGCCCCGAGACCATCACCGCCGAGGTCTCGTTCGTGCGCGTGACGGGCGAAGTCCACGAGATGGTCTGCCAGTTCAAGTACCGCACGCGCCGCGAGTTCGGCGAGCTCTGGGACAAGGTGTCCGATGCCAAGATCCCGCAGCCGGCGAGCGGCGAGAAGTTCAGCTTCGCGGGCCTGGCCGACAGCGGCCTGGAATTCAGCGTCGAACGCACCCTCCAGTACCTGGCGGGCTGGGATCTGGACATCGAGCTCGACAAGGCCGCGCTGCTGCAGCTGTTCGATGAAGAGCCCAACGCCGCTGCCGCGTTCTGGGAAGCCTACCGCTCTGCCCTGGTGGATGGCCGCGTAAAAAACTCCTGAGCGCCACCGTCGCCTATTTCACCCCCGACCCCGAGGTCGCAGAAGGCTGCGAGCCAGAAGACTACTGGGAAGACCCAGTGGAGGCCTGGCCCGAGAACGCAGAGCCGCTGGCGCTGTTCGTCGGCCTGCAGACACAATGGGCCTGGGTTGTGGGAATGGGCGGCGGCGGGCGCATAGGCCTGCGATACGAGGCGCTCTATCCGATGCTTGACCGCGTTGCACAGGGCGACCAGGAGCTCTGGGACGAACTCTTCGCGGACGTGCGGCGGATGGAGATGGCCGTGGTCAACATCCCGGAGAAAAGGTGATGCGGTAGCATGCCCTTCAATTTTTATGCGAGGGGTATATGCGCAAAGTCTTGTCTGTCGGACTGTTGGTTCTACTGGTGCTGGGTGCCGCTATTTATATGTACGGCGCCTATGTTGTCCACCAGCACCGTAACGCGGTGCGTGCCGAGCTGAAAGACCCAGATTCTGCTCAGTTCAGAAATGAGCGGTTGATCAACGGGTGGACTGTCAAAACAAGCATTCTTTGCGGCGAGGTGAATGCCAAGAACGAACTCGGTGGGTACTCGGGGTTCAAACTATTTGCCTCGACAAGCGGAGAAAGTGCCGACGTCGAAAAGGACGTTGGCAGCAAGGTATTCATAGAGGGCTATTGCGGTAAATAGCCTCGCACAGCACACATCGGCCCGCACAGCGGGCTTTTTTTATGGCTCGCTTCGGCGGGCCATTTTGTTTGGGGGCGTCATGGAAGAACAAAACCGCAAAATTGGCTTCGTGGTTTCTGCGGAAGACGACACCAAGACCGCCTTTCAGAACATCAAGACTGGCGCGGCCGACATGGCTACCTCCGTCGCCAAGTCCGGCGAGCAGGCGGCAAAGGGCGTGAAGGGGATCGGCGATGGTGCCGATGAAGCTGCTCAGAAGATGGGTCGTGCTGAGAGCGCCATGGCTCAGGCGCTGACCCGCGCCACAGAAAAGGCCAGGATTGCCGCACAGGCGGGTGAAAGCCTGTCGCGCGCTTTCGAGCAGAAGATCGAGATGCGCGGCTTGGATGCGACCAAGCTGAACCCCTTGGTCGCCAAGCTGCGAGAGGCCGAAGAGGCGCTCGCCTCGTTCAAAGCTCAGCAGGCCCGTGACGCCGGGCAGTCGTCTTTCCTGGAGTCGCTGCGCTCGCAGACCCAAGCCCTGGGTAAGACGAAATCCGAGCTCCTGGAGCTGCAAGCCGCGCAGCTGGGTGTCGCCAGCCAGGCGGCCCCGTACATCGCCAAGCTGCGAGAGACTGAGGCCGGCATGGGCAAGGTGGGCGTGTCGGCTGCGCAGACCGCCGCCGCGATGCGCATGGTGCCGGCTCAGTTCACGGACATCGTTGTCTCGCTCCAGTCTGGCCAGGCCCCGCTGACGGTGCTGCTGCAGCAAGGCGGTCAGTTGAAGGACATGTTCGGTGGTGCTGGCGCTGCCGCGCGGGGCATGGCGGGTTACGTGGTTGGCTTGGTGAATCCCTTCACGGTGGCCGCTGCCGCTGTGGGCACGCTCGGAGTCGCCTACTACCAAGGCAGCAAGGAGACGGATGCGTTCCGCAAGGCGCTGGTATTGAGCGGCAACCAAGCCGGCACTACTGTCGATGAGATGAACGCCATGGCGCGCGCCATAGCCAGCACATCAGGCACTCAGGGCGCTGCCGCTGCTGGCCTGGCAGAGATGGCTCGCTACAGCAAGGTAGCGTCCGACCAACTGAAGGACTTCACGGCCATCGCCCTGCAATGGGAGAAGACCACGGGCCAGGCTGTCAGCGAGACGGCAAAGCAGTTTGCCGACCTGGCCAAGGATCCGCTACAGGCATCGCTCGCTCTGAACGAGCAGATGAACTACCTGACTGCGAGCATCTACGACCAGATCAAGGCGCTGGAGAAGCAAGGCAAGACTGCTGAGGCAGCGGCTGTGGCTCAGAAGGCCTACGCAGACGCGATGAAGACAGGCGCAGACGAGCTGACCCAGAACCTGGGCTACATCGAGCGCGCGGTCCAGATCGTGACGGGTGGCGCGAAGAAAATGTGGGATGCCATCCTGGGCGTGGGGCGCCAGACGTCACCAACGGACCAGGCAGCGAAGCACCTTGAGTCGCTGCAACAGGAGTTGAATACAAAGCTCGCGCAGGGGCCAAAGAACGAGCAGTCCCGTACGAGCTGGGACAAGGGCGTCGAAAACCTGAAGCGGCAGATCCAGCAGGCATCCGATTTCCTGGCTTTCGCTGGTGCTGCTGGCAAGTCCATTGCCGAGACTCAGGCCGCCAACAAGGAGTACGTCGATGCAATGGAGGACTTCGACAAGCTTGCGGGCCAATTCGCGACCAAGGATGTCAAGCGCAAGCAAGAGCTGACCATCGCTCAGAACGCCTACAACAAGTCGGTTGAAGAGACGAAGCGGGCCTATGCCAACATGCCGGAGTTGGGGGCGAAGCTGGCTGATCTGGAGGCGCGCTACAAGAACACCGTCGAGGGAATCAACAAGCGGTACACCGAGAAGGGCTCGGGCGGCATCAGCATTTCCGACAACCAGCTGGCAAGCCTGGAGGGCCAGCTTGCAGCGGCGAAGCAGTACCGCGAACAGCTGCTGACGCTGGGCGTGGCTGCTGCCGATCTGAATGCGGGTGAGCGCGAGTCGCTCAAGCTGTCGGCTCAGATCGAGAAGGCCACGAACGCGAAGACGCGCGCCAAGCTGGAAGAGGCGAAGGCGCTGGCCGATGCGCTGGGCGTGCAGCTGCGCAGCAATGACGGCCTGGAGAAGTCGATGAAGGCTCAGGAGGCCCTCATCTCTGGCAACTTCAAGGCTGCGGATTCGATCACCGAGCGTGCGCGCGAGCAGGAGGCTGCCAATGCCGTGTTCGGCAAGGGCCGCACGGAGATCGAGCGCATGACGCTCGCCACGCTTGAGCAGCAAATGGCCGAGGCCCAGGGCAGCGACAGCTTTGACCCGAAGTACATCGCCAGCCTGGAGGCCAAGATCGCCGCCCAGAAGCGCTACACAGCCGCTCTGCAGCAGGCTGATTTCAAGCAGATGGACGACCGGCTCACCAAGTCGCTGCAGACCGCGAAGGATGAGCTGGAGATCCAGAAAGAGGGCCTGTCGCTGCTGGGCGCCGACGAGGTGCAGCGCAAGAAGATCATCGCGCAGCGCCGCATCGAACTGGAGCTCTCCAAGGAGATCGCGGAGATCAACCGCACCATTTACAACGGTGACGAGAAGGAGAACGAAAAGCAGCGGGAGACGCTGCGCCAGAAGGCCCGGGAGAAGGCCGAGATCAACACGCAGACCTCGCTGCTGCGCATCCAGGAAGAGTACGTCAACAAGCAGGTTGAGCAGTATGACGAGATCTTCCGCAAGGGCTTCGCCGACATGCTCAACAACGGGCGCGACGGCTGGGACAGCTTCACGAAGAGCCTGACCACCACGTTCAAGACGACCGTGGCGGACCAGATCTACAAGATGTTCCTGCGACCGTTCGTGGTGCAGGTTGTGGCGTCGCTCATCGGGGTTCAGGGTGGTGGCGGTGGTGGCCTGGGAGGCGTAGGCGGCACGGGGGGCTCAGGCGGCGGCTTCAGCGGGGGCATCCCCGGCCTGGGCTTGCTGGGCGAGAGCGGCCTGTTCGCCGGCACGAACTTCGGCGCGGGCCTCATGGGCGGCATGCCGGCCTTCTCTGGTGGCATCGAGATGATGATGGGCGGCGAGCTGTTCGCGGGCGGCATGCAGGCTCTGGGCGCGGCGCTGCCGTACCTGGGCGCGGCCATTGCCGTGTTCTCGCTGCTCAAGGGGGACATGTTTGGCAGCCGAGGTGCCAACCATGTTGGCGCCGCATACAGCACTACAGGTGTCGGCAATGACAAGGCGGCCGAGATGCTGTTCGGCCGGGCCGCAGGTGACTGGTATGACGACCTGACAAAGCGCAACAGCCCGGAGTTGGGTAAGCAACTCGGGTTGACTGTTGACTCTCTCGCAAAGCTGTACAAGTCCCTTGGCCAGATCGGTGGCGGCACTGCGCGGGATGTGGATATCGTCGCGGGGTTCGCGAGCAATCCCAAGTACGGCGACGAGGACAGCTACGGCTATTTCAAGATCCTCGACAAGCTCACAGGAGAGGTGCTCAAGGAGTTCACGGCGCGCGATGGTGCACTGGGGACGGACCCGCAAAAAGCATGGGCCGCTTTTGTTGGGCAGATGGGTGGCGCACTGATCGATGAGATCAAAAAGGGCGACATCCCCGGCTGGATGCGTGAAGAGCTGGACGCCCTGGGCGACGACGTGACCGTGGAGGGGCTCAACACTGCGATTCAAAAGATCGCTGTTATTGACACGGCATTCAAGGGCTGGTCAACGAGCGTCACCGGATTTGCTGGCTTGAGCGCGAAAGCTCAGACCGAGTTGCTGAAGTTGTCGGGCGGTATTGAAGCATTGGCCGGGAACGTCAATGCGTTCTACAGCAGCTTCTACAGCGAAAAAGAGCGCGCCCAGATCTTGCAAAAGCAGGTCATGGAGCAGCTCAAGGGCTTGGGCGTCGAGATCGACCCTGCAGCCGGCAAAGCGGCGAAGGATCAGTTCCGGAAGCTCATAGAAGACGCGCTGGCAAGCGGCAACAACGAGCTGGCGGCCAAGCTGCTGGCCCTGGCCGGCGTGTTTGGAGCTGTCGCGGATGCAGCTGGAGCCGTGCTTGCAAGCCTGTCCGCTGATCGCGTGCAACTGGAAGCCGAATTGCTGCGCGCGACGGGTCGGACCGACGAATACAAGGCAGCGCTGCGCAAGCTGGCAACGGAGGGTATGAGCGAGGCTGAGCGCGCCGCGTGGGACTACAACGAGGCATTGCGAGCAGAGATTGCCGCAAAGGACCAGTACGCATCGCTGGAAAAGCGCTGGCTTGAACTCAACGGCGACACCGCTGAGTTACGCCGCCGCGAGCTGGCCGCCCTGGACCCGAGCAATCGGGCCATCCAGGAGCGCATTTGGGCTCTTGAAGACGAGCGCACTGCAACCCAGGAGGCGGCGCGCGCTGCGGCTGAGGCGGCTCAGAAAGCCAAAGATGCCGCGTTGGCGAACTTCGAGGCAGCAGTCAGCCGTGAGCGCAGCTACTGGAACGACATTGCATCTGCGTCGCAAGCTGCAGTGCAAAGCCTCTCCAGTGCTTTGGCGTCGCTGAAATCGAATGCGCGTGACCTGTATGGCGCGGTTGACGACACGCAGCAGATACTCGCTGCACAGGGCATGGTCTACATCGAGCGCGCGCTTGCGGGCGTGCGTAGTGGGGCCAAGGTCTACAGCTTCGAGGGCCTCACTGACGCCATTGGGGCGGCCCGTGGCGGCATCGAGTCGAAGGGGTATGCAACGCAGTTCGAGAGGGACCGCGACACGCTTGTTCTGGCGGGGCAACTCGCTGAGCTTGCAGAGCGAGGTGAGACGCAACTGAGCGTCGAAGAGCGACAGCTCAAGGCGGCGCAGGAGCAAATCACCAAGCTCGACAAGACGCTGCAGTATTGGCGCGACCTGTTGAGCGGCAACGCTTCGCAGATCGATGCCACGCTCAGCGTTGAGCGTGCGATCCAGCTGCTGCGCGCACTGCTTGTGCCAGGTTCCGAACCTGGGCCAGCGGCTGGCGGTGGCAATGGCGGCGGCCCGGATTTCGGCGGTTCGCTGCCTGGCGACAGCAACGGCTCAAAGCCGGCTGACAGCAAATACAAACAGGTGCGCATCTACGGAAGCGACGTCTGGTATGAGCCCGTCATCGATAAGCAGCTGATTGACAAGCTGGACCGGCTGTCGCCCATCTACCACTCCTTCGATGGCACGGAGGATGTACGCGGGTTGCTGCTCGCGGTGAAAGCGGCAGGCGGCACGATGGCCGATCTTTCCACCCTGTCGGGGTTCTTCGAGTCGGACTGGCGCAAGGCTGGCGCCGCTGTCGGCGTGCCCGCGTTCGCGGGCGGCGGGCTGCATTCCGGAGGTGTTCGCCTAGTCGGCGAGCGCGGCCCAGAGCTTGAGGTCACTGGGCCGGCGCGCTACTGGTCCTCTGCCCAGACGCAAGCACTGCTCAGCGGCACGGGCGGAGGTAGCGAGGAGCTGATCGCCGAGGTGAGGGCATTGAGGGCTGAGGTCAGCGGCCTACGTGCGGCAGCACAGCGCACCGCGCAGAACACCGACCCTCTGCCGGCCCTGGCCGACCAGTTCGACACCGTTGCTGGTTCTGGAGTTGTAAGGACGAGGAGCGTATGAACATCCTTTTGCCCAAAGAAATCACGGCGGCCTCATTCGGCCCCGCCACTACGATTCCCGCGCTGGATGCAGCGCGTGGCGAAGTGGCGTGGGCCGCATCTGGCCTCTACAAGGTGGGTGATGAGCGAGTGGATGGTGATGGCATCTACTCATGCGTGAAAGAGCACACGGCGACTGGCACAAGCAAGCCTCCGTCCCAGGACGCGGTCAATTGGCTGCTCAAGCAGCCGACGAATCGCATGTGCCCGTTCGACAAATACCTCTTCACGAAAGCGCGCGCATTGCACTCGCTGACCTACGAGCTGATCGGGGTGTTTGTTGATGGGGTGGTGCTGTATGGCCTCGAAGCCGATGGGATCGATATTTCTGTCACCGCAGGCCCTGGCGGCGCAAACTTGATCGACCCCATCAGCGTGGACCTGTGGCAGCAGGCCTATGGCGAGTTCGAGTACCTCTTCGGCAGCCTGGCGCGCGGCACGCATTACACGCTGAAGGGCCTGCCGATCCACCCGGATCAGCGGATCAAGATCACCGTGCGTCGCAACAACGCGGACGTTGAGGCCGCCGTGGGCTACATCAGCATCGGCAATCAGAAGACCTTGCTGGCCCCCAACGGCGATATCAGTGCCGTCGAAGACGGCGCGGAGGTTGCCACCAAGGACTACGGCTATACGCAGGACTTCCCCGATGGCACCTACAAGGACATTGAGGGACGAAAGGCAAAAAACATCAGCCTGAGCTGCATCATCAAGGCAGACCAAGCGCCGTTTGTTGACTCTTTGCTCACGCAGATTGCAGGCAAGGCTGTGGCTATCGAGGTCTCACAGATGGCCAAGTTCTCCCACCTCGCAACTGTCGGGAAAGTCACGGGGACCGTGCGCTCCTCTGGAGGGCCTACAGCCCGCGCCGAAATTCAGATCAAGGGAAATGTATGACGGACATTGTTCCAACTCCAGCGGCGCCCACGGTGCCAATTTACCCCGCGCTGGGAAGCGCAAACTTCAACCAAGAAGCGTATGCCTACGGCACATCTATGCCGGAAGTGTCTGAACGAATTTGGGAGATTGGAGTGGCTGCTGAGGCCAATGCGTCAGCGGCGCGGGCTGATGCAATTGCGGTCGCTGATGATCGCGTGGCAACCGGCCAGGACCGCGTTGCCACGGGCCAGGACCGTGTGGCAACAGGCCAGGACCGAGTAGCAACAGGTCAAGATCGCCAGGCAACAGCAGCTGACAAGCTGCAGACGGGCCAGGACCGCGTTGCCACGGGCCAGGACCGTGTGGCAACAGGCCAGGACCGAGTGCAAACGGGCCAGGATCGCGCAGCGGCAGTGGCTGCACGCGACCAAGCCCAGATCTACGCGACTTCACAATTGAAGGCGACAAGCTCCACAAGCGTCACGCCAGGCACTGGCAGCAAGAGCTTTGCGATCGAGCCATCGCGCTCATTTGTGGCAGGGATGTACCTCGTCGCAACTAGTCAGAGCGATCTCGGCATACGCATGTCCGGCTATGTGCAAAGCTACAACATAACGACAGGCGCGCTCGTTATCGTTGTCGATGCATTTGCAGGGGCTGCGGCCAAAGCCGATTGGGTTATTGGGGTTGCGGCAGTAGGAGGGGGTACCGGAACAAAGCCCGTTCGTACTATTACCGATACTGGTGGCAGCATGTACGGGGAGCAGCAAGGCGGCTTGAACACAATTAACGTGATCGCATTCGCGGGGCGCTGTGACAAATACATGCCGGCCAACCCCACGCCAGGGGATGAAGTTGTGATGATTGTTGCAAACGGCCGAACTGACAATCAGCTATTCGTTGATAACGTAGCCGGTTCGCAAAGGCCAATCATGGGTCTAAATGAGACATTTTTGATTGATGTAATCGATTTTGCTATTACGCTGGTTTATGTAAATCCAACGCTTGGCTGGAGGATGAAATAATATGAGTTCTGTATCGCAATTCATGAAGACAAGTGCCGGTATAGCGGAGCAGGTCTTCTATACATCCTCCGGCTCTTTTGCCGCGCCTGTGGATGGCAATTACTGCATCTCGGCCACTGGCGGCGGTGCTGCGACAAACACATCTACTCAGCGGGGCGGATGCGGTGCGGGGTATGCCCAGAAGTGGATCAAGCTGAAGGCTGGCGATGTCGTCAGTTTCGCCGTCGGCGCGGGTGGCGCGACGAACGGCGCCTCAGGCGGCAATACAACCGTCACTGCCCCAGGCATGTCGCTTGTGGCTAACGGCGGCACGTCAACTGCCGGCGGCACGGCCAGCGGCGGCGATATCAATGTTACCGGCGGTGTCTCGGGCGCCGCCGCTGGTTCTGGGGGCGGTGGAGTTGGTGTCTACGGAGTGGGCTATGGCTCAGCCGCATCCAGTGGTTCTGGAGGTGGAGGCACGGGCGAGGCTGGGACGGCGGCGAAGGGTGGTGCAGCGGCGCCTGGCATCACGATGTCCGTGGGATTTGCCAATGGTCGGCTGGTTCGACCGATGGGCAACGGAGGTACGGTCACGCCGTATGTCACGCCTGGGCCGGGTGGTGGAGGTATCGCAAACAACAACAGCGGGACGGCGCCCGGAGGGATGTTTGCCGGCGGCGGCGGAGGCAGTTTCAACGGGCCGGGCGGTGTCGGCGGCGGCGGGGCCGGTGGCGGTGCAAATTTGCAAACGGGCGGCGTTGGCATTGTGATTATTGAGTTTGCGAGGGCCTAATATGCGTATCGAAATTCTTAATGAAAATGGCGATGTCATGAATACGGTGATGGGTGATGAGGCCTGGGCCGAATCTACATATCCCGGAGCATGGCGCCCTTGTGCTGCAATTCCAGAGCCTGATACCCCTATCGCGCAGCGACATATCAGCGTCGGCGCATTCTTCGACCGCTTTGGCCCCCTGAAGCTGGCAATCCTGCGCGACCAGAACTACGACTGCAAGGCTGTGGTGATGGACGCGAGCGTGCGTAAGTACATCGACCTCGACAACGTTGATCTGCCGGCTGGGCTGGCGATTCTGCAGGCTGCAGGGCACGACATCGACCCGGCAGCCATCCTCGACGCCCCAATCCAGCCGCACGAGCTGCCCTGAGCCGCGCCACCCCATAACAACCCGCTTCGGCGGGTTTTTTCATGCCCGGAGGAGGGCGCTGATGAATCAACTGGAACCGACGAATGTGGCCATCGCTCTGGCCTCGGTGCTGTTCGGGCCGAGATTGGCCGAGCTGGCTGGGCCATATGCCGTGATCCTGATCGCCTCGACCGTGGGCGCGGCCTGGGCGCTGGGCCGGCGCGACCCGAGCGCGCGCCTCGGCGCCGTGGGCTACTTCATGCGGCTGAACGCCACGGCTGTGCTGGTGACCTGGGGCCTGGCCACGCTGGCAGGCCGCTGGCTGGGTTTTGATGAGACCAACTGGATGCTGGCGCCCATCGCGCTCCTGGTGGGCGGCGTGGGCGACGACTGGCCGCGCCTTGGGCGCTGGGTCTTCGAGCGAGTGGCGCGGGTCCTGGAGCGCAAGGCCGGTGGCGGCGAGGGAGGTGCGTGATGACGTGGCAAGCACATCAACTCCTGGCCATGGCCAACCTGGCGATCTGCCTGGGCATCGGCTGGGCCTGCATCTGCCGGCTGAACTCCTATGTCGCTCGCCAGTACAAGCTGGCCCGCGCTCGGTACGCGCTGCTGCTGGCCGGCGCCGTGGCCTCTGGCCTGCAGCCGATGTTGTGGAACACCTGGACCACCGTGGGCGACACCATCTTCAGCGCCTGCGTGCTCGCGGGCCTGCTCATCAACGTGGCGCGCTGGCACGGCGCTGGCCATCCCATGCGGAGGCAAGACGACCATGAACTTTGACCAGGCATTCGACCGCCTGCTGGGCCATGAGGGCGGCTACAGCAACAACTCGGCGGACCCGGGCGGAGAGACGATGTGGGGCGTCACGGCCCGTGTCGCTCGCGCAGATGGCTACCTGGGCGAGATGCGGGACCTGCCGCGCGACCGCGCAAAGAGCATCTATCGGCGGCTGTACTGGACGCCCGTGCGAGCCGACGAGCTGCCCGAGGCTGTGCGCTTCGACGTGTTCGACGGCGCCGTCAACAGCGGGCCCGTGCAGTCAATCAAGTGGCTGCAGCGCGCAGCGGGCACAGCGGATGACGGCATTCTCGGCCCCAAGACCATTGCGGCTGCAGCAGCCGCAGGCCCGGCGCTGTCCGCCCGGTTCAACGGCCACCGGCTGCTCTTCATGACCGACCTGCCGACCTGGGGCAGCTTCGGCAAGGGCTGGGCTCGGCGCGTCGGCAAAAACCTTCTGGGGGCATCATGAAGTCGACGCTGATGAAGTGGGCCGCGACGGCCCTTTTTGTTGCCTGGGAGGCTGGCTTGCGCGTGCGCGGCTGGGCTCGCCGGAAGGGCTGGTGGCCGCGATGATGAGCCCCTCGCAGATCATCCTGGCCGTGCTGGCGGCCGGCAACCTGCTGCTGGGCTGGGCCTGGCTGTCCGCCCGAGACGATGCAGCCACGTCCGCCGCCAATCTGGTGAGCATGCAGCAGCAGCGCGACGGAGCGCTCAAGGGCGCGCAGGCCTGCAGCGATGCCACCGAGGCCCTGGGCGTGGTGGCTGCGCAGCGTGCAGCAGAAGCGGCACCGGCCCGTGCTGCTTCCGCTGGCCAGGCCGCCGAGCTCAACGCCCGCGCCGACTACACCCTGGCCACCGCGCCGGCCGCGCCCGGCGACAGCTGCGCGAGTCTGCAGGCCCTGGGCGCAGACTGGCTCAAGGGGAGGGCCAAGCCATGATGCGCGCCATCCTGCTGCTGGCTGCGCTGGCCCTGGCTGGTTGCGGCGCCGTGCCCAGGGTCGAGGTTCAGGAGGTCAAGGTGCCCGTGCCCGTGGAGTGCCGCGAGCCCATCCCGGACCGGCCCAGCATGCCCACGGAAGCCCTGGCCGACGACGCCGACCCATTCGAGCTGCTGCGCGCTGCCCTGGCCGAGATCGACCGCCGCGAGGGCTACGAGGTGCGGCTGCTGGCCGCGCTGATGGCGTGCACGCGGCCGATCAGGCCGTAGACTCTGGCGGCGCTATCGACACCACGGTCCCGTCGATGGCCACCATCTCGCCCTTGGTCGTCGGATCAGCGTCCAGCGGCACGCCCCACATCAGGCCTGGGTGCTTTCCGTGGTTCATGACCTGGTCCAGGTGATAGAGCTCCTCGGGCGGCAATCGAAAGCGCTGCGGGTACTTGTTGTCGTGACCCGCCCAGTGCCCCTGGAACGCCTGGACAACGCGCTTGTGAACCGTGTGTTTGGGATGTGTGGGATCGATCGGCATGGCCGGCATTGTGCCCGCAGGTCAGAAGGGCGCTGGCGAGCGGATGACCTCGACAGGCCCGAAGCCCCGGTAGACGATTTCGCCATCGGGGTCCAGCACGATGGACCACCAGGGGGTGGTGTGCACAACCCGGTAGCACTCGGGGGCGAGCGGCAGGATCTCCTGGCCACAGACCGCCGTCCACCCTGATGGCCACACAACTGTCGGGTGCAGGCAGTTCAGCGGGTCGTCATCGTCATACATGGTGGCTCGCCAGAATCTGGACCGGCCCCAGTCCGCTATACACAAGCGCGCCACCCGGCCCACGGACTTCAAACCACCCAGGCTGCGCCTCCACGATCCGGTAGGCCTCTGGTGGTGCTGGCAGCGGCTCAATCTCAGGCACGCCGAACCACTCGGGCATGCGAAGCAGGGCGAATTTCTGGGTTGCTTGAGGGGTGATCATCTGGACCTCCTGGAGATCGGGTTTGCATAATAACTGTACATTCATACAGTGAAAATGTCATGCCCCACGATTCAACAGGGCTGCCCGACCTACCGGGGCGGTACAAGCGCGACGGCTGTTCCCCCGGCAGCGTTCGCGAGCGCGAGGGGCATTTGGTGGCCGGTTGGCCGGTGACAATGCTGCGCCTCCGCTTTTGCGGGGTCTACATGCCACTCCACAAGCTCCACAAGGTGCATCGAGTGACCGGCCTGCTGCTGACGACAAACGAATGCGGCGACGACAGGGTGGACATCATCGATCCAGGTGGCTCAGGCAATGAGCTCACGCGCGGCATGATCCGCGTCGAGATGCTCAAGGCCCGGCAGGACGGCTCGATGCTGCTACAGGGGCAAGAGTGGGATGAGGGCGATCTGAGGCAGTGGCCGCAGACGTGGCTGTGCTGCCCTGACCGCACTGGCATAGATCCGGCGCTTCAGCTTATGCAGAGCTGGCTCAATCGGCAGTACGCTGCGGCCAAGGCGGCGATCGAGCGGCCTGGAAAGAGGTGGCCCTATGTGTAA